TTTGCACAAGGTGGACGTGCGGGGTTTTTTATGGGTGGTGCAAATCCAAAAGGTCTCGGACTATTAAGAGCAATATTAAATTACATGGCTAAAACAGGAAAAGAAAAAGGTAGATTTCAAGAACTCGGTTTAGATCTCTCAGGACTAGACATGTTGAGATTATCAAATCCAAAAGCATTTAATAAATTATTAGAAGATGTACGGGGTAAAGTTAATATCAAAGAAGGCATCATGGGAACGGACACGGTTAGAGCCCAACAACAAGCATTAAGAGAAAAGAGAAAAGGTCTTACTGAAAAAAGTTTAGATGTTGCAAAAGCCATGAAGGAGGACCAGGACAGAATAGCTAAAAAGATAGCTGAAGAAGCTGAAACAACAATAATTCCTGAAGTTAAAGAACGATTAATGAAAGACATGGGTATGTCAGAGGAAGCAGCAGAAAAAGCAGCTAGAGATATGGCCGAGGCAGCTTCAAATATAAAACTTCGAAATGATCCACCAAAAATAACAGAAGAAGGAATTTTACAATTAGAAAACGTATTAAAAAATTTAGAAACGGGTGGCAAGAAAAAAAGAGAACTTAATGCAATAGGTGGACGTATCGGTTACAAGTTAGGATCGATAGACAAGGCACGTAGAGCATTTCTAAAAACTTTAGGAGCAGTTGGTGCAGGTATTGGTGCTCTTAAAACAGGATTGTTAAGCATTGGTAAAGGTGCAGATGCTGTCAAGAATATCCCACCAATAAAAACACCTGTAACAAAATTAGAGGGCACCACAACAGAGATGCCAGAGTGGTTCCCATCATTTATAAATAAATTTAGAGACGAGGGAAAAGCAACAAACGTATTTAAACAGAAAAAAGTAGAGGTCACCAAAGCTGAATACGATAAAGCGATAGCAGAGGGCAAAGGTCAAAACTATTTTAGAGACGACGCTAGAACCCCAGAGTACAAAGCAAACAATCCTGATCATATGGATTATGGTAAATTAGTAGATACCGATGAAAGAATATACACAACATACACGAACGATAAAGTTCCTGGTGTGCGGGTTGATGATATGGATGGTAATGTTGATGTGATGTTTGAAAATGACTACTCTCAACCGGTATCAATTAACTATACTGCACCAGGTAAAAAGGGACCTGAGACAGGAAGAGTGGATATTTTTCTTGAGGGCGGCGCAAAAATGGAGACAAAACCAAAAGGAGATTTTGTTGCCAATGATGTAGAAACATATGCAACAGATCCGGATGGAGGTTTTGATACAGAGGATGTCATCGCTGATACACTTGATGATATGATGGAAGGCACAACTCGTCAGATGGAGGAATACGCAACTGGTAAACCAGTTAAAGGACTATCTAAAGGTGAGGGTAGAGTAGTAGAAAGAGAAATCCAAGCAGAGCAAGCAGCAGATGCAGCAGCAGAGGCAGCAGCAGAGGCAGGCGATGAATTTGCATCAGGCGGTATCGCAAGAATGTTAGGAGAGTAATGAATCCAAAAGATTACTCACAGATGATGGGATATCTCACACGACCAGCCATGGCTCGTGGTGGACGGATCGGGTTTTATGCAGGTGAACGAGTGGTTGAATCTCATGGTAAACAAATAAAAGATCTAACAGAGGCAGGTGAGACTGCTGTTTCAATTGCAAAAAAATTAAAATTAAAACGGACTACAGTTACCAATGCTATAAACGCCATGGACAAAGGCATAGCAGGTGAAGAATTTAAACTAAGCAAACCTCTTAAAGATATAGTTAAAAAAAAGGGACCTTCAACAAGAACAGATTTACGGTTTGAAAATTTAACTCGTAAAGAAAACGCAAAAAGATTAAAAATTCCCACTACAAACGCACTTGGTTTTAGAGGTTTACCAAACTATAAAAATATAACTTACACAGATTATAGAGATAAAAAAACAGGTAAAAAATTTAGAACGTATGGTGTTCGTATTACACGACAGGATAAAAAAGCAACAACAGCTGCTACAACAAGATCTGGTTTTTCAAACATACCCACTTTAAAAAAAGCCATAAAAGTTAGAGACCAGTTTAGAAAAGAAAATCCCTTAAATATTAAACCAGCCGATCCAGAAAAAGAAAAAATAACCAAAGCTACTAGAAGAGATTTTATCAAAGCTCAAGGGGGAGTTGAGGATTTTTTAACTGGTGATAGAGGATCAGGTATTCAAAAAGGACATGCTGGGGATATTAAAACAAGAAAAATTACACCTAGTAGTATAATTTACACCCCTGAAGAGATAAATGTAGGAATGGCTGGGCAAGAGGGCGTTAAAGGTGCAAAAGAAATATTTACAGATCTAGATTACAAAATAAGTGTAGCAGAGAATGAAATTGAAAAAATTAAAAAATCTAACATATCCCCTAAAGAGAAAAGAAGATTATTAGACATACAAGATAGATTATTAACTGATTATCATTTTCAGTCCGGTGGTTTTAAAACTCCTACACTAAGTGATGGAACAGTTTTTGGAGAGAGCACAAGAAAAATAATGTCCATGGATCAATTTGATCTTTTTCCTAACATGACAGAAAAAGAAACTAGAGACTTTATTAGACAATACATAAATAAAGAAGGAACTCTAAAACCTTTTTATCAAAGACAAGTAGACTCTGGAGAGATTAGTGAGATTGATAAGGCGAATATTAGAAAAAGTAAATTGTTTTTAGAGAACGTAGAGCTAGCAAAACAGAATGTAAAAAATTTTGATGTGGCAGCCCTGAAACGACTAGCAGCGATTGGTTGTGGTAAAGCCATGGGTGGTCGTATCGGATTTTTTGAAGGGCAAAATTTAAATATATGTGCTTTCAAAGGTATACAAAAATTACAAACAACAGATCCAAAAAATTTAACGCTAGCTGATAGAGCAAATTATCAAGCAATAAGAAAAACAACTTCAGGTGCAAGAGCATTAAAAAATGTTTTAGGCCCAGGTGCCTTGGCTATAGAGGGGTTGTTTGCAGCGCCATTTGCAGCGTATGATTATGCGAGAGGAAGACCGGGAATTGACATAGCTAAAAGTGCTCTGTCTTTAGGTTTGTTAGACCAAAAACTTACCACCGATGAATTAAAAAAAATATATCCAGAGTATGGTGCTGGAGAGAATATAGAAAAAATTGGAGAAAGATTAACAAATTTAGAACGATTACAAAAAGGAACCAGAGGTCAAAGAATAAGAAGTCAAGGTAAAATTAACATAGCAAATGATCAATATGAAAATGCTTTACAACAATTAGAAAAAACAGATGCCTTTAAACAAACAGGTGATTACACAAAAGCTTATTTTGAAAACATTAAAAAAAGTAAAGATGCAGAACAAGAGTTACAACGTCAGTATGATATTAGAAAACAAGGTAGAACTATGCAGTTTGATTTAAGTGATCCTTTCATGGCTGCAGGAGGTGGTATAGCTAAACTAGCTGGTGTAGATTCAGGACCCCCACCAGCATCTGGCCCTAACTCACAAGGGTTGCCAGGTCTGTTAAAACGTGTTAAGAAACTATAGGAGTATTAAATGGCAGAAATAGACAAAGGACTCCCGAACACTAGAAACAAAGAAGAGATCCCTTCACAAGAAGAGATTCAAGATGTTGCTGTTCAGGAACCAGTAAAAGAAAAAGGACCAATCGAGGTCATCCCAGAAGAAGACGGTGGTGTAACATTAGACTATGAACCAGGTGCAATTAATGTGCCAGGAACAGAATCACATTTTGATAATCTTGCAGAACTTTTACCAGATGATGTTTTAGAACCAATTGGAAATGAGATGGTTCAAAATTACATGGATTACAAAAGCTCACGAAAAGAATGGGAGCAAGGATACATACAAGGTTTAGATCTTTTAGGATTTAAATACGAGAATAGAACAGAGCCATTTCAAGGAGCTTCAGGTGCAACACATCCAGTTATGGCAGAGGCAGTCACACAGTTTCAAGCACAAGCATACAAAGAATTATTACCAGCAGATGGACCAGTAAGAACACAAGTTATAGGTATTAAGAATCCACAGACAGAACAACAAGCAACACGTGTTAAAGATTTTATGAATTATCTTATTATGGATCAGATGAAAGAGTACGAGGCAGAGTTTGACTCGATGTTATTTCATTTACCACTTGCAGGTTCTACATTTAAAAAAGTTTATTATGATGTAGGCATGGGGCGAGCTGTATCTAAGTTTGTTCCAGCAGATGAATTAATCGTTCCGTATACAGCTACCTCATTAGATGATGCGGAAGCGATTATTCATACAATTAAAATATCTGAAAATGAATTACGAAAACAACAAGTCAATGGTTTTTATAGAGATGTAGAGTTAGGACCACCTGGCAATGTTGAAAAAAATGAATTAGAAAAAAAAGAACGTGACCTTGAAGGCAGTAAAAAAACTGGAAAGAACGAACCAATTTATACTTTATTAGAGTGTCATGTTAATTTAGACTTAGAAGGTTTTGAAGAGGTTGATTCAAACGGTGAACCAACTGGAATAAAATTACCTTACATCGTAACTGTTGAAGAAGGTAGCCGATTAGTTCTCTCCATACGGAGAAACTATGCGC